GCAGGGGGTGGGAAATCATTCGCTCTGTTAATGGACCCGCTCAGGTATCTGTTTGATTATCCAGGTTTTCACGGCGTTGTCTTCCGGCGAACGTTTCCCGAGATTGATTTGCCAGGTGGACTCTGGGATATCAGCGCGGAGATATACAGCAAGTTCGACGCGATTCCCAAGAAAGCATCGTATAAGTGGATCTTTCCGCACGACAATACGATAAGCCTGCATCACCTTCAACATCCAACCAGTATTTATTCGTGGCAGGGTTCTCAGGTTACTTACTTTGGATTCGATGAGCTCCCTCACTTCTCTGAATCGATGTTCATGTACCTCGTGTTCTCGCGCGGTCGCTCAGCTTGTGACATCGATTCTTACACTCGAGTCACCTGCAATCCAGATCCCGACTGGGTCAAGAGATTCTTTGCGCCGTGGGTGGACGATGATTATCCAAAACCCGCGAAATGTGGTGAGCTCCGATGGTTCATCCGAAACGACAAGGGCGAGTTAGATTGGGTGCCGCGCGATACTCCAGACGCAATCAGTACGACATTTGTTAAAGCAAATGCATACGACAACAAGATCATGCTCGCCAAGAATCCGCGGTACATCCCTTCGCTCAAGGCCCTGCCCCATGTGGAGCGGGCAAGGCTGCTCGATGGCGACTGGAATGTAAGACGTGAAGGGCTCGTATATCCGGGATTTGATAGTTGCATAGTTGATTGACGATGCCATACGCTGACCCTGAAATACGAAGAGCGAAAGCCAAAGAGTTAAGTGCTAGGTGGTATAGAGCAAACAAGGAACGACGGCTGGCGATGGGGAAAGCATGGACGGACTCTGAGCGAGGATACATTGGCCATGGACGGCGAAAGAAGAAAATCAGCGTAGAAGTTAAAGCTGCGGAATCCAGGGACTTTCAATTGAGGCTGGACCTCCAATGAACGTAGAGCGAGAAAAGGGGGTGCCACCGACAGTAGGTGGCATAGACTTTCGGGTTCAGCAATCCGTTTGCGGCGGTCTGGGGACACATTAATCACGACGGATGTTTGTGGATAACGGGATGTCGCTATACTCGCCAGTGCACATTACCGATCCATGCGGAGCATATACCGAAGGGCGTGAAATATTGGTGCGACCCTGCCCAACCGGAATCTCGCGTGGAACTGATAGCGATGGGGCACCATGTTGTGCCGTGCGTTCATCTGTCTGCCCGCGGTGCAGGGGGCGAAAAGAGAAAGCCTATCCTCCACGGTATCGACCTGGTGAGCGAGCGTATCCGCCATGGTCAACTGAAGGTGGTACGCAACGAGGGAACGCGCTGGCTGATCAGGGAAGCGGGCATGTATTGTTACGATCCCGAGAAGCTGAGTGAGAATCCAATTGACGATAATAATCACGCGATGGATGCGTTGAGATATCTGGTCGTTGGATTGGATCGCGGGAAGCAATCTCAATTTGAATCACTAGTCGGTCCAGATCCAACGCCAGTCGATCCAAGGATTGAACAACAGGCTCGCCAAGATGCAGCACTGGCAGATGATGATAGGTGGTATTGATGTGTGAGAAATGCCAGGAACTAGAGAATAGAGTGTATGAATTGACTCAGGCTATGAACAGCGTCAACGAGCACCTGTCGCGATGGCAAGACGAGATGATTGATAATGTCCGGAGGACGGAGAGAGAGCACGACGCGGAAGTTCGAAAGTTAAAGCATAAGATCAGGACTCTCCAGGATCAGGTTCGCTTCAAAGGCATTGGACGATGTCGGTCTAGTTTCTGGTCTGCCTTGCGTGGTCATGAGAAAGAGGAAGGTTGGCTTTGAGTTTCTGGGCTGCTCTTTCTCTCGCGTTGTGGCTGTCTACCATCAGCGCAGGAATCGGGGTTGTGATGGGGTATAGGTTGGGAGTGAAGGAGGGGAAGCGTGGAAATCATAGCCAAGGGTGATCGGATGGTGTGCAAGAAGTGCGGTTACGATTATTGCATTGGTCATTACACCGGCAATGTGATAATGACTGACGTTGGATATCGAAATCAGATGATCTGTTATCCAGATGGAATGATTGGCTTTAGCGAATTAGAGGCATCTGGTTTTTACGAGTCCAAGGCAAAACGTCCTTAGTGGGCCTACTTTCCGCAATCTCCGATGGTCTCGATACCTGGTTAGATCGTGCAGCGCCTAAAACTAAGGCAGGCCCTCCTGGTTATTTCGGTTCACAAACAAACTATATCGCTGGTCCTCTCTGGCTCGACGCATTCCAGTCTAAGCGATCGCCAACAGCTTATGAACTTGTTGAGCAATACAAAAGCCTAATTTTCGCGTGCGTCCAGCTCAATATGCTGGGTGTGGCGAGAACTCCTCTAAGGCTAATGACAGATGCCAAGAAGGGTAGTGGGGCGAAAGCCAAGGATGTTGCTAGGCCGCGCTCAATCTCTCGGAGAGAGTTCGGCCACCTGAAGCGGAACGGTTATCTCACGAGATCAACAGCTTCGCATGAGGACGTTCAGGAAATCACAGATCATCCCCTTCTGGACATGCTCGATCATCCCGATAGTGAAGGCTATTTCTCGCGTGAAGACATCATCGGTCTTATGTCTGCTTACTGTGATGTTGTGGGGGTTGCTTATTGCAAGCTTGATCCTGTTGGGGGAGATGTTCCGCCTACTTATTGCTGGCCGATGCAGGCTCAATACGTGGTGGACATCAAGCTCCCATCGGACCCGAGAATCGACCATTACACTTACTTCAACAGGTACTATAGTCCACAGGAGATTCTACGATTCCGCTCGCCATCATTAGGACTGAGAGACCCTTATGGGCGCGGTTATTCGCCAACGTTCGCCGCGCTTCAATACGCGATGCTCGAAGACAAGTATGTGGCGGTGCAGGATGAGCTACTAGCAGGCCCAGTCCCCAAGCTGCTCATCAGTCCCAAGGATGCAACAATGCCCTTTGGAGAACCTGAGAGGAAGCGATACGAACAAGATGTTGAGAGGCTGCATGCTAGGGGGAAGGGTGGTAGGGTCATTGCCACGAACGGGGCTGTAGACATCAATCCGATTAGTTATCCGCCTACCGATTTGGGTGGGATGGAGCTCTCGAAGTACGATCTGGAGAGAACGTGCAATGTTTTTGGGATTCCCATCGCTTACTTCTCCACTGAGACAAATCTAGCGAACCTTCAGGCTGCTGAGTCCCAACATGCTCGGACAGCGATCGAACCGCGGTGCAAGTCGATTGCAGGGACATTGACGAGACTAGCCCAGAGGTTTGATGAGCGGCTATTTTTCGCTTTTGACTGTGCGATTGAGGAAGATAAAGAGCGAGAGGCCAAGATCGTAGATATGGGTATCAAGAGCGGCCGTATCACGATCAATGAGGCAAACACAGATTCGCCCTGGGAACCGAAGGAGTGGGGCGATCAGCCATGGTTGCCGGGAACTTTGCAACAACCGACAATGCTGACAGAGGCGCATGAGCAAGGGATAGAGACAGCCAAGGCCGGTGTGGACAAGACCAGAAATGAGACTGATAAGCACGATATGTCAGCTAGTGATTTTGCTGATCGCAAGTCTGCTGATAGCGCTAAAAATCAAGACCGTTCGGCGATGGCTACAGGACAGGTAAATGATCGTGACGGTCTTATTTCTGGCGGGCGCGGCATTCCTGCTGATGGCGTGGCCAGTTCTAGCGTGGTGGTTTCGGAAGCAGTAGAGAGCCGATTTGATTCGATTTTAGCGGCGATGGAGAGGAGCTTGGGGCTGTGAGAAAAAAAGAACGTGGCAAGGACGATAACAAAAAAGACGAAAGCGATGATGCACTGGCCAAGCGATGGGAATGCCCTGATTGTGGATTCATTGTGATGCCTGGATATTGTGGTCATAGGTGTATGTTTCGCTCTGAAATGTACACGCCCAAACCTGGTGTTGAGTGATCACTCTCCGCGAAGCTAGGTTACTGCGGATTGTTGATATCCTGCGGACTGGCAATCCATACCATGACGAGAAGGGCAAATTCACGAGTGGCCCCGGTGGCGACAAAGAATTTAGCAAGAAGAAACAAGCCCTTATCATCGCTCAAAAGGACCTCCTGAGAGAGCGCCTCAAAAACCTGCATGATCGGCTCAAGAGCAAGCAGTATCGCGAATGGCAAGAGATGTGGGCGAAGTTCAGACGCGAACGGGCGAAGGTCAACAAGCAAAGCAGGGAAGAAAAGAAACAGCTGATCGCCAAGTTTAGGGAAGAGAAAAAGGCGATCCAAACTCCAGAACAGCATAAACTATGGCAAGAGAAGGCCAAGAAGGAAAAGGCTGAATACAAGCACAACGCAAGGGAACGCGCCAAGAACATATCGGATCAGCAGGCTAAGGAGGCGAGAGAGCAGAAGGAGCGATTCCAGGCGGAACGCCAAGAGCTCAAGGTCAAAATCAAAGAGCATGTTGGGGCCAGCAAGGACAAATGGTCAAGCTCGGAGTTCAATGAGGTTGTTCATGAATGGGAACCCGAGACGCACGAGAAAGAGAAGTATGGTCTACGATCTCTCAATGAACTGACTCGCAAGCTAGCATTCCCAGCAACCAAGATTCACAAGGCATCGTCAGCTGAATCAATCCTACGCCATTGCCTGAAAACCAAGGGATGGACGTCCAGATACAGGCACGACAAGCTTACTGGTAAGCAACTGTTGGCGCTTCTCGAGGAGGTCAGGTTATATGCCAGAGCATGGCTTAGACATGAAGCTAGCCAATTTGCTGGGCACTATTTCAGTCCCCCTGAGTTTTCTGGAGGAGTGCGAAAAGGATTGCTTGGCGGTTCTGGGGATGCCGCTGGATCAGTATTTATTGGAGAGGTTCAACGCGCTCGTATCCCTGCCAGCACCAACACGGAAGCCACTCCAGTCTACACCGGATTGCGCGCCCATTTGGGTCGATTCTTCGGCCGCGTCAAACAGTTCGTCAGAGAATCAATCGTCGCCGGAGTGATGGCGCTACTTGGTCCGGGGCCATTGACGGGCGAAGAATTGGAAGCTGCGGATAGGCACGGTGCAGTGCAGGAACAGTACTTTGATAAGTTCGAGGGCGAGATGGTCTCGGCGCCAGAGCCGATGAGCGCAGAAAAGTTCATTGCCAGAACCGAGAGTTATGGCAATGCCACGTATGCCGATTCGCAAGAAGTCCATCGGGAGATGGTGATTGGTGGCAAGAAGTTTGATCGGGAAAGGCGAGTGCACCGCGGTGCCGATCAACCATGCGACGGGTGCATGGAAGAACTAGAAAAGCATTGGCAACCGATTGGAACACTCAGGCGGATTGGCAGTTGCGAATGCCTGAACAATTGCCATTGTCACTTTGTATTTAAGCTTGGTGAGCATGGCAAGGAATACATGCTCTGGCCCCGGGCGGGCATATTGCAAAAGCTTGAAGGTCCAATCGCAGGGCCACCAGGAGTATGAGTTTCCTCGTCCCTGGTGATTCCAATCCATTTAAGTGGGTGGTGGATTGGTTCGGCGCCAAGATTCGCAAGCAACTCGATAAGAACATCGACGACAAGATGCACGATGCTGGTCAAGCCATCGTAAGGCGGGCTAAGCAACTGGCGCCGGTTGAGACGGGTGCGCTTCGTGACTCAATCAACTATCTCGTGGTCTACAACGAGACTGGCGGAAACCACGAGCTATTGATTCAGGTCGGTGAACCTTACGGTATCTATCAAGAGTTTGGCACCAGGAATATACCACCGCATCCTTATATCCGGCCTGCAATCAACGAATTTGGTCGGGTGTGGGGCGTCGACATCAATCCGGAGTTCGCGGTTAATGCTGGTCACACTGGTCTACTTGCTGGCATTGGTCCACTGGGCGCTGGTTTTGCGCTCCATCACAAGTCTCGAAAACCATTAACAGCCAAGCAAGTTAAGCACGTCGAGACTGGGCTGATCCCGTCAATCAGGCGGCTCAATCGTGGCGCGACGAAACGATCGCGACTGAGAGTGAGGGTAATATGACGCCATTGATTCGCGCCTATGAGGCAATGGTTGACGACGTGTCGGTGCAAGAGCGTATGGTGATGTCTCGTATCAATACTGGAGCAGTCGATCGGTATAAGACCGTCATAGACCCGATGGGCATTGATCTCAAAGCATATAGGTCCAATCCAGTCGTACTTTGGGAACACGGCAAAGATCCACAGCGGGGAAGCCTGCCGATCGGGAAATGTCTTGGGATTAGTTGCGTCAAAGCCAAGCATGGTTCGATCATCGCGCGGACCCAGTTTGGCAAAGACGAGTACAGTCAAACGCTGTTTGACATGTATCGCAACGAGTCTCTGCGCGGTTGGTCGATCAATGTCCTTCCCGATAAGGCTAAGTGTTCCCCTCCAACTCGCTCGGAACTGAAAGAACGGCCAGAACTCGAAGAATGCGAGATGATGTATCGCTCGAGTGAACTTGCCGAATATTCGGCGGTTGCGGTTCCAGGGAATGCTGAGACTCTTACATTGATGGAACAGCGTGGCATCTGGTTCCCAGAGGAACTTAGGAACGCTAATTGCGATCAGACGATGAAGTCTGAGGACGGCGAAGAGGACGATCTCGATCGCTATATCAAGAAGGTTGGCGATGAATGGGGTGTCTACTCTGAAGCAGGAGAACTGATCGCCAAGCATCCCACGCGAGAAAAGGCGGTCGCACAATTGCAGGCGATTGAAGCACACAAGCACGATGAGGCGAAGAAAAGCTTACCACCGCTCGAGGGCACAACCTTTCGCGATATTCACGCTGTGATGTCGAGTGAAATACAGAAACATTATCGCGATCGACTCTCTTTGATCGCGGACACCCTGCAACTCATGAAAGGCAGGGTTTAGGTACACCAATGGTTTGGTGTGAGTGTGAGATGTCAGGTAAGCCGGCCTGGAGTTGGTCGTTGAACCAACAGGGCGCAGGGCTGCTGGGGACTTTCCGCGCTTCAGACATGCCACTTAGGGCACGATCTGAGGTGCTAGTCTGATGTTTGTTGAGATTACCTCTACGGGGCTTGGCCACCCTGTTGGAGAGATTGTCGATGTGGCGGACGGGATTGCTCGCGCCTATATCGACGCAGGCCAGGCGAAGACATCGGATGCGATGTCCGCCATGCGCTCATCGGTCAAATCCATGTTGGCCGAGCGAGATGCTGAACTGAAAACCGCTCTAGATGCGATCAAATCGCAGTCTAGGTCTATCACGCCCAATCCTCCTGCCACTCCGATCACGGCTGGCGAAAGCGCAGGTGATCGTGACACGAGGGGGAATCCCGATAAGGGGCCAACTCCTGGCGATATCGTCAGGATGTTGTACTGGGCCAAAGCAGACCTGGATGACCATCGAGTCACGGATGGCATGCGCGATTACGCTCTGAAGCGTATGAGGGCATGGAAGGAAAAAAGGCACGCGCAGGAAACCCAGTGGGTGGATCGCTCGATTGAGCATGTCACGGGCGCCAATCCTGGCGGCGTGGCACGCGATGGGGCCGAATCTACTCAGGGTGCTGCGACCTATGGGTATCTCGTCCGTCCTGAGTTTCAGGCTGACGTCTTCCGGATTGAATCGGAGACTGACATCTTCGTTGGTCTTCGCGAGATCCCGATGGGTAACTCCGTCGAGCTCCGATACCCGGCGCTTGACCAGTATAGCACGACCACTCCGACGCGAACGTCCAATCTGTTCGGCGGCGTGCTGCTCTATCGAAAGCCAGAGGATGCGGCGCGAACCGAGGTTGATGCCAAGATTAGTGAAATCATCTTCAAGGTGACTGACTTAACTGGCATGACCAAAGTGTCGCGCGACCTGCTCGCCGATTCGTTCATTGATCTCAACGGCTACCTTCAGGGTCTCTTCCGTGAGGCTTTCGGGTGGCGTCGAGATTGGGACTTTTTCAATGGTACGGGCGTCGGGGAACCTCAGGGCATTCTGACTGCCGCGGCCACAATCAATGGTGGTGGTGTCTCGGGTAATGCCACGCGAGTCACATCCGGCAAGATCCGGTATGAGGACTTGGCATGGATGATCAGCGTCATCTGGCCTCCTGCTCGTCAGGGCGCCTACTGGATTGTGAACGCTCAGGCTGCCTCGCAGCTTCAGGCGATTCAGGCCACGTCGCCATCGGGATTCGTGTATCAGCCTAACACCATGGTGTCGCAGGCCATGATGCCCAGCATTTACAGCAAGGGCGTCTGGGATGGCGTTCTGATGGGCTTCCCCGTGAAGCTCTCTGAAAAGGTCCCGGCGCTCAACACGACTGGCGATATCACGTTTTTCTCTCCTCGTTATTACGGGGAGGCAACGCGAGCGGGTCTAGAAGTCGGACTGACTGAGCACCGTTATTGGGAGCTTGATCAGGTCGGCATTCGCTGGAAGCTCCGAAACGACGGTCAACCGATGATGAAGAAATCCATTGTCGGCGCGGACGGTAATACCTACTCCTTCTGCTCTACCCTGGTTCACCTGTGAGAAAGGAGTAAGTTTGCCATGTTCGGGACTCGACAATTACACGCTGAGGTTGGCTACTTCGATGTGGGTAGCACGCTTCAGAATATCAGCACGTCAGTCGCGAGTTCATTCTCGGGACTGGTGGCGCAAGACCTTTCGCTCTTTCAGCGGTACATCTACACGCTATACGCGAAGGGCACTCCGTCAACTCCACAGCTCATGTTGTTCAGCGCTTCGACATCTGCCAGTGCGTCAAGTAACTGGGCAGCGATCGATAGCGTGAACTGCCAAGTGACTCTGAACTCGTCGGCGTCGGTCTCCACCAAGACCTATGCTGCGATTCTGGAGGCGCGAGCGGAGAAGCTTTTCAGCGGCTCAACGCCAATTCGTTACATCATGGCCGTTCTCGTCACGAGTTCCACGATGTCTTCTGGTTCGTCCAGCGTCATCGGATGCGTGACCTGTCAGGGCACGTTGCCTGCCTACGGAACGGCATCGAGTCAGGAAACCGCGGGTTTCGTGGTCGCGGAGACTGACTATATCTAATGTCCAAGCCTCGTCTAACGCTTGGAATTCCGACGCTTGATCGGCACGAGCATCTGTCTGAAACGCTCCAGAACGCAATGGGTCAACAGGTGCCCGTGTCGATCATCGTTGCGGATCAAGGGAAAACCCCAGAAACAAAAGGGGTGTGCGATGAGTGGTCCAGTCATCCCCACTTCAAGCATGTCGAGAGTCCGGCGACATCTCTATGGGAGAACTGGAGATTCGTTGCGGAGCAGGCGATTGATGATGGGGCCGAGTTTTTTACGTGGCTACAGGATGATGATTATCTGGTCGAGACGTTTGCCAAGCGTGTTGTGCGATCATTTGATGCATTCCCGGAAGCCAATTTGTATTGCTCGAACGTTGCGATGTGCTACGGGAAGGGCATGGGATTTCTTCAGGTCCGCAACTGGGGGCCAACGGTTCCAGTCGATCTTATCCGCGGCCGTCCTATGTGTTATCCGGGCAATATGCTCGTGATCGCTGGATATTTCAATAGCTGGTGCATGAGTCCAGCGAAGTCATTCCGGGTCAACAAGCAATTCCGCAACATGCTCGAGACGCTTCCCGGGAACTGTGATTGTCTGACTGAGCGGTTAGATATTGCGGCGTGTGGAGTTGGTAGCAAGTTCATCTGTGATCCGCGGGCGGCGGGTTACTGGAATATTCACGACCGCAACGAGAGTCAAATCACTGGAGAGAAACAGCCAGCCCAGTTCCTGCCAGCATACGAATATTTAGACAACCTCATGGATCTGGTCCCGGATTGGAAAAACGACCTGCTGTTCTGGATGGGCAATATCCCACCGCATTGGATCAAAGATTACATGAAGCACATGGTTGTGCATAAACACAAGGGACGATACGCCCTAGAAGTCTATGACGTGTTCGCGGAATCGCTTAGGGCAATTGGAATGGATATAAGCGACATCGAGGATGAAACGGAAACTCTCAAGCAGGTGGCCTAGCCGTTGCCATGATTGACCCAAAGCTTAAGCACAGAATCGGCATGAGCGATTGACCAGATGACGAAGAAGACGAGGAAGCAAACAACGAGCCAAAAGGTGAGTGCGGGCAAGGTCTTTGCCCACCACGGAAGACCCGAATTCTGATTCATGGCGTTCACCGCAACGACAATTTGGGAGGTTGAGCACGGGGGATCTGATACGGCCAATGGTGGGGGATTCGACCCCGGCAACTCGAACATGGCCACGGATCTTGCAGCTACATCGGGGAACACAGCAAGCCCGGTTGTGTCGTCGGCATCATATAATTTTGCGAATCGCGACATCGGAGCATGGGTCTTTATTCAGGCCGGAACAAGCTGGATTCCTGGTTGGTATCAAATCGCATCTGTAGCGAGTAATAAGGCCACTCTCACAGCGGGCATCGGCACTGCTCCATTATGGGGAAGCTCAACCGGCGCCTGCCTCATGAATAGTGCCGCGGGCGTTGCTACGGTTGCTTCTCCATCATCTGGTACATGGTCGATTGATTACAGCCAGCAGGGTTCCCCGGGCATCTCTTATACCGATATTGCGGTGGGTGGAACCGCCACGCAATACACAAGCGCAGGAAACCCGGTTGGCCCCAATGTGGTGGGCAATGTGATCTCGGTCACAAGCGGGTCCGGGTTCAGCGTGCAATATGTACAAGTGCTGTCCCAATCTGGTGGTGTTGGCACGGTGGACAAGAGCTTTGGTGGCACATCGCTTTCTGGTGGCCAAGGTGGTCTTGGAGGTGCGCTGGCGACACACGGCTTTGCGGGGAGCTTGATCGTGGCGGGTAATTGGTGCTTCATGCAATATAACGCCACGCCATACACGCAAACGAGTGCCTCTAATAACGTCGCAGGTGGATCAATGCACCTGACTGTTGGCGGGACGGGCGGGACGATTGGCAATCTTGCCATCATTGGCTATGCTACGAATCGGCACTATCTCAACACTGACGCCAACCGACCAATTCTTCGGGCTGGAGTTAATAGCGCAACCGGCATTTATGTTGGTGGCCAGTTTGGAACCATACGTCAACTCTCGTTCGATAATCCCAGCGCTTTTACGTCGTGCATCGCATGCCAGGTAGACTTTTCTTACTGGTGGGTCGATCTGGTCAGTGTCAGTGGATACAGCCGATCGCTTTACGGGACAGATGCCGAACAGACTTACACACGCTGTTATGTGACTGGCTCAGGAAACACTGGGATTGTCTCCGGCAATGGTGCCCTGATTCTCGGCTGCGTCGTGGCGAGTTCCTCGAACGGCATCGCCCCCGGAATTCTCAGCACGGTTGAAAACTGCGTCGTCACTGGAATCAATGGGTCATCCGTCTACGGCTTTTCGATCAACGGCACTACCACCATGAAAAACTGTGTGGCGTACAACGTCACGGGATCAGCAAATATAGGCTTTACGATAACGTCGACAGCAAATCGTGTGTTTAATTGTGTGGCCGTGAATTGCACCGGCCACGGATTCGATCAGGGCGGATCGTTCAACGCTCATAGCTTCATGTTTAACTGTGCTGCCTACAATTGCGGGACGAACGTTGCAGATTTCACGGCGTGCAATAATCTTGGCTTCATCACGCTGTCAGCGGAACCGTTCGCCAATCCGGGGAGCAATGATTTCACGTTAAACGGCACGGCTGGCGGTGGCGCATCCCTGAAGGCGGCAGAGTGGCCGTCATCCCTGCCAGTTCTGACCGGAACGAATTATGGGGACGTGGGCGCGTATCAGAGTCAGACGATTACTACCACGCCAATGTGGCAATACATTGCGATGCCTTAAGGCCATAAGCCCCGACCAAGCTCATGCAATCTGACCAGCAACTTCGGCGAACAGGCGAACCAAGCCCAGAACCAGATCGATATGCGTTTCATGACAGGTCTCCTGCGGTCCTATCAATGAAACCCGCGTGATACCGAAGCGGCACTGAAAATCATTTAATGTCTGTCACATTTAGCGGCACGATCGAGATAAAGACCGCCAGCGACTCCACGGTCTTAGCGAATCAATCGACGTGTTCAATTTCGTATTGGTTTCGGCCAGAGACAGCGGGCGCTTCTGGAGGATTTACTCAGGATATCGTCCAGCGAGTCAATTCCACCTCGTTTAGCTCTAACTGGAGTTGGTCGCCAGTTATCAACGTTACCCACAAGGACGCGTTCAATGCGGGTGGGAACTGGTACACGGCGCAGAACACGTTAAACCTGGGCAGCGTGTATCACATCGCGGTGGTGTTTACTCAGGGGGCGCAGTACGTCTATATCAATGGCTCCAGGGGCCAGTTCGGAAGCGGAACCGGCAACACCCAATCAGGGACAATGCCGTTTGAGATTGGGTTTCAGTCTAATCCCTCGAGCACACTTACTTCCACGGTGAGCGATATTGGCGTCTGGAACGGGTATGCCCTTACCCAATCCGATGTGAACTCGCTCCTGTTTGGATCGGCCGCGCCTTCCACGCTTGGCACTCCGGCAACTTACGAATGGACTCTGAATGGGACCGCAGGGAACACTCCACAGATCGGCGATGTGGGCCTAACATCGATTCCATCGGGCCTATCGTTCGCCACCATTGCTGGATCGGGCACACTGGTCTATTCGCCTACCCTCGCGTTTTCGCCAATTGCCACGTTAGCAGATGCGTATGTGACCAACTCCGGACAATGCATCGGGTTTGCGTTCAACAGTTCAAACTCGACCAACACCACGGGCGGACAATCAATGGTATTGGCGTCGGAGGTGGCCCCGACGCTCTACCAGAACGGCAGCAGTGTTGGCCAGCTCCAGAATCCTTGGATTACTGGGTATCACGGCGCGGTGCTCTATCAGCTCCCTAATGGGGTCACAATCGCCCCCACAGACACGATCGCAGTTACAGCCCCTCCCGGATGGCTGTTGACCGGGGATGGTCTGGTGGCGGGCCTGAGTGGCCCCTACGCGCTGCACAATTACATGGGCAAGTCCGCGGTGGGCACTGACTCGCTAGTCAAGACATTCGCGCCAGGTATGAACTTCTCCTGGAATGGCGGGGTCTCGGATGACCCGTACTGGGCACAAAAAAACGTTCGGACGCGATGCACCAATTTTTCCAACACGACCAGCACGCTAGACGGCTATCCGACAACACTATCGTCCAGTCCGCAGGTCGCGCAGATGATCAGCTTTGGTGGCCGATCAGGTCTCGATAATACTGGGCAGCCCGCGGTGGTTGGCTCTTATGCAGTGCGGTGGGACTGCACGGATGGAACCGACTTTTCCATCATCCTTTGGAGCGGAACGGGGACGTGCGTTGAGGATACAACCCAGCACAATACTGGTAATGCTGGCGTGGGTCTGGCTAGGGTGTTCAATGTTGCGTATACGGGAACACCTTCCAATCTGACGCTAGATTTGCGCCTCGAGATCACACAATCAAATCTTAGCCCGGTTTTCACTAACCTCGCGGTCTATGGGCCTGGAGACTTTACGCCAACTCCAGGGACTCCCATCTCTCTGCCGTCTCCCGACCTGAGCGTCAGTAATGTGATTCCGTCCCGGTTTCCCAAGGGACTGGGATCGGTTCGGGCGGTCGATGGCCAGTATGGTGGCGACAACGGCGCCACGACAGCCAGCCGTAAAGAAGATATCAGACTCGGGACAGACTTCAACTGGTACTCGGTGAAGCGATCGTTCTCGATTCCTCTGGCGAGCGCTAGGCCGTTAAATACCGCGGTCTCGCCCTACGTCTATGGAACGCTGTTCGGCTCTCCCTACACGGCAACTCTCAGCCAAAACATCGTCACAACGCCGGCGCCAGGAACTCAGGAGACCTACACGTTCTCTGACGCACAGAATCCCCCTACAGCCTCAACTGGGCCTGTCATCGTTGGCCTAACGATCCAGATGCCGAGCGGTGAGCGATGCCGTGTTATCAGCCTTGTGGGTACCTCGGTGACGATCGAGCGGGGGTCGGATGGAACCACGGTAGCCACGCAATCGGCTGGGTCTGTCCAGGTCTTGAACAGACTAGCCATCACAGCGGCGTCGTTTGGGGATTGGCGGACAGCCGAATTTACCTGCTCTGCGGCTCACAACCTTGACTCGGGCAATCAATTAGTACCGGGCAACGGCTGGCCTAACTTCGTTTATGCCGATGGAGGCAGTTTTGTTTACGGTCCTCAGTATCCGATTGGGGTCTATCCGACCAGCAGCACGACGCTACTTTTTGTGTGGAACGCTGGGACCATCCCTAACAATACGTTATCAGCAACCTATGATTTGTCTGCCCTGACAGCCCATTTCAGCGTTCCAGAACTGTCGGGAATGCCTCCACAGTTCTTCGCCAGTTTGGGCGCATCGCTTCCTGGCGCTGTGCTTCATCTCAATCTGCCCTATTGCATGAATCCGGATGGTCTGCGAACGATTGCTCGAATTGTGCGCGACCAATATCCGGCAGGTCGGCAGGTGTGGTTAGAGATTGGCGATGAACCGTGGAACTTCATTGTGGGTGGCACGAACGCTTACTTCAATTTGCTCTCGAAGCTTCAGTATTCTTCAGGCTCGTTGTATGAGCAGTATGTCCTACAGGGGAATATCGCGAAGCAGGAATTTATCTCGGCATTCAATGAAGGCGGTCGGAATCGAGGGGCCGAGATCAAACTTATCCTCGGCACATGGACGGCAAATCCGAGTCTGACGTCTGCGTATCTGAATTTCGCACAAGCCAATAATATCGTGGTCGATGCGATTGGCATCACGATGTATATCAACGTCGATTCATCGGTGGCAAGTACAACGTGGTGCTGGCAATCGACCAACGAACAGGTCTGCGATTTCTACTCGCACGACATGTTTTATAACTGGAGCTCGGGAAATCACAACGCGCTGAACACGATCCACAAGAGCCTGGTGAGCGCCTACAACTCTGCAACAGGTAATTCATGCGTCCTCTGGGCTTACGAGTCTGATTGTGCCGATGTGATTGGACCGACGAGCACATCGCTTAATGGTGCAATCAACAACTCCACGACTACGGTAGTTGTCACCTCGTCGGCTGGCATGGCGATTAACGAGTTCATTGTTGTCGATTCCGGCAACAATCAGGAGCTCATGCAAATCACTGGCATCACTGGCAACACATTGACCGTGTTGCGCGGCCAGTCTGGTTTGGCTTTGATTCCAGTCCAATCTATCGCCCACAACGACGGAGTAGGCATTAGATCCTGCTGGGGCGAACGGAATGACGATCTAGTCTATAACCCCTGTTTCAGACAGGCAACGTTAGACTTCTTCGCCTTCTGCCAGAAATGGGTATTGCATGGCAATACCTATAGCTATGGAATGCCAACCGGAGAAACTCAGCAATGGGTGGTCTATCACTGGCAGGGTCAACAGCCGGGTAAAGGCGATGGATCGGACGGGAAAGCTGACAACCGTCTCTGTCTAGCCTATCCCGGTCAAGCCCATACCAAATCAACGAGCACCAGTCAAGACTACACGAACGTATCAGTACGCGGCCAAGCGTTTCAGGATTGGTTCGGCGGCACGAATCCGCCTCCGCTCTTTCAACCCATGTACTTCACTCCAGTTATTCGCCATCAATAATGGGCTATCTCTTAATCGATCATAGGGGCACGGTTGACCCAACCGGCACCAAGGACGGTACGCGAGAGGAATACGACACGATCCAGTGTCCCCATTGCCAGTGTGTCATTCGGATCAGGGTGATGGGTCCGCACCGAACGATGGTGGACAGTCCTGGCGAGTGTGACTGGTGCCATAAGCCAGTCTGTCACAACTGCGCGGCCATGCTGCGCACAACTAATCATTGTCCTGGCGAGATGCGCCAAAGGATTCTCAGACGATGGGAGCGGATGCAATCAGAACGAACGCTCTACAGCATTCTCGGTTCTCGCTGAACGGCAGCGCAGAGGATATACCTTTGTCCGTTCTCATGAACCGCCACAATACAGATAAGCTCTACCTGCATCATTATGATCGGGAATATGCGCGGCATTTTGAGCCACGCAGACATGAGCCGATTTCGATCCTGGAGATTGGCGTTGGCGGATATGCTCATCCCGACAAGGGCGGGGAAAGCTTGAAGGTATGGCGAGACTATTTTCCCAACGCCCGCATAACGGCAATTGACATCTGTGAAAAAACTCTCGATCTGGGGCTTAGGGTAACAATTCGCCAATGCGACCAGAGCAACCAACCGGCTTTATTGCAGCTCAATGAGGAGCATGGTCCGTTTGATATCATCATCGATGACGGAAGCCACCATCAGGCGCATGTTCTGGCGAGTTTTATCACGCTGTTCCCCGTGCTTAGTCCGGGCGGCATCTACGTCATTGAAGACATGGCCACAGCTTATTGGCCTGAATATGGTGGTGATCCCGAAAACCCACCAACGGTCCTTCTACTTACAGGCTTACTCAATGGCATGAATCACCAGTTCTGGAAGACTCTCCGACCTGGCGAGACGGACCCGTTGTCCGTTAAGTCCGTGCATGTGTCCCGAGAAATTGCTTTTATCTACAAGCAATGAAAGGAAAGTCTAATGGCCAAATTCGCCGGATTTAACGGCAATTATACGCCATCGTCCTCGAACGTCAATTACAACCTTCTCTTGCAGGGCGTGTCGTCCATCAGGGCAACCGTCCAGGAGGTCTCCTGGGGTGGCGCGGCATCGTCCTCCACGCCCATGCAGACCCGAGTAACGCGCTGTTCCTCGACGGCTGCGACTGGTTCGAGCTCTGCGGCGACGCAGCGGCTTGACCAGACGATCATGACGTCGAGCAATGCTGGCAACAACGACATCCTTCTTTACTCGCTCTCTTCCACGGTCCTTCCCACGGTCCTTCCTGGCGCTCTCTTCGGCGCGGCATGGAATGCCTACGGTGGCGTGGTTCGTTGGCTGGCGGCGCCTGGAGAAGAGTTTGACTTGGCATTGACGGCCAACGGTATCGCGATCGTCAACGATCTCTCGGGGCCGGGCAGTTCGAGCTATGGACTGACGTGGACCGAATTCTAAATGACGATCACAACGTCATATCCTGCCGGTCTTTCCTGGATGCCAATATGGCGGATTAGCGATGGTCTGGCGTGGGGCTATTGTTTCTCGTGGTCGAGCCTCGTTCCCGATATTTGTTATCCGCCGTGGCATCCTTTCACATTCATTTCGTATGCGATGCCAGGGTTTCCAGGGTTTTTTGAAGCATGAATGAGCCTCGTCTCATTATCGGCATCCCCACCCATGGACGGGCGGAACGCTGTCATACCGCTATTGCTAGTGCGCTTTGGCAGCAAGAGCCCGCGAGAGTGATCGTGTCGGATGACTCGGATAATGACGACATTGAGAGGATGATTCACACTAACTATGCGAATCATCGTCTCGTGTCTCATGTCCGTTCTGATGCCAACACGCTTTGGGGCAACTGGCGCAACGCGGCCAAATTAGCCGTAGCTGGTGGGGCCGAGCTCTTCTCATGGCTCCAAGATGATGACGTTCTTAGGCCGTCATTTTCGCGCAGGGTGGTGCGGGCGTTCGATCAGTTTCGCGGCGCTCTTATCTATTGTGCGGCCCTGAAGAATGCCTACAACAACCTTCTGGGTGTGGGATGGAGCGGTAACTGCGGACCAAAACTCGCGCAGGATTTCCTATTTGACAATCCAATGACCTTTGATGGGAAGCTCCTGGCGCCAATTGGCTACTCTGACGCATGGGCTATGGCGCCGGCCAAAGCCTTCAGGGTTGGTCCAGTCTTCGAGGAGATGCTAGACATCCTTCCCGATGGATGCGACCTCTTGACGGAAGTGCTAGACGTAGCGTTCATGGGCCAGCATGGGCGGGCGATTGCTGATCCAGTAATGGCTGGGTACTGGATGTTCCATGATGCCAACGAATCGGCTATGCGGAACAGACAGAAGAAATCTAAGGAAGAGGTCCCGATCGCATGGGCGTTCCTGGACTCGATCATGGACACGTTCCTCGATTGGCGGGATGTGCTCAACGGTTGGATCAACTTCATGGGCACCACGGACATTCTCGAGATGTATGTGAAGGCACTCGAGGAGCATCCCGGAGTGAGTCCATACGCGGACACGATCAGAGAGATGTATGCGGAAATCCTCGAGATTCGCAAGGCAAAGTCTGAGGAGTTGATGGCGGTTGTCTAGTTATCTCTTTAGACGCCCGAGCGATCCGAATACTGCTCCATGGCAGGCTACGGCCATGGGTGGAGTGCCCGGAAATCAACCGGAGCACGCTGCGCCTCAGATGATGCCTGATCGTGCGCCAGCTCCGCTCTATGCGGCGTTCGTCGCCTATATCGCGCTTGTTAGTCCGACTCCTCGCGATCACATCGTTCCGCCCCCGATCGTCCAGCCGCATTATCCCAGCCAGCGCCACGACCAATCTCGAGCTCACTCCGTTGCAGTCAATGCTTGGCAATGGCCAAATCGCGCCATTCCTCGGGATGGTACTTGGCCAGAACATGACACGTTCACCGATAACGCTGGCACCGATATCACTGCCCATACTCCCGACACTCGGGGCGTGTGGATCGGTGATTCGTTCCTGATCGGTGACGCGGTTATCACAAATAATGATAGGCTGCGTCAGAATAGCAGCAATTCATCCGTCTACACCATCAACGTCAATCCGCCCACACCAAACTATTCTGTCTCCTGCACGATCTATGCGTATTCATTTCTAGGTAATGAGTTTGGTACGGGCATCGTCGCGAGATGGCAGGGCAACGGCAATGGATATGCTGCATGGTATAGCCCCAAATCTAGGCAGTGGGCGCTTAGTGTTTTCTCGGGGGGAATTGGACAGGGCGGTGGGGTCTATGCCCAGACGATCAACCGCAACCAAAACTATACCCTTTCATTAATTGTCAGTGGTTCGTCCGTCAGTCTCGCGGTTAATGCGGTAACGCTCATCAGCATTAACGATGGCACTTATCCTAGTGCGGGGCGGGCTGGCGTTTATTTCGGAGCAGAAACAGGCTCCATATCCACTGACACGACTGGCGTTCATCTCGACGATTATCAAACAGGGGGCATTAGCAGCGATCAGGCACCGTGCATTCCGATTGCGATGCCGCAGATCAGGGTTGACTCTCGAGCTCAGTTCTCATGGGTAGCGACCGGGACACCTCATGATTTCGGCGTCGTCAAGCCGATGGCGATTCCTCCGGCGCTTCCACAACGCGCTGATGGGCCTAGGTGGAATGCGGCCAGTTTCCAGATCACTCAGTTAAGCCGTCCTGATGTTGGCAAGACGCAGCCCATCGTGGTCAATGTCCTGCCTGATCGAGCAACGGCGCCTCTCAGGACAGCAGCGACAGCTTACACGCTGGTCCTGACTAATAGGCCAGATTCGGGTCTAACACAGCCGATAGTCCAGGCATATTGTCCCGATCGAGCAGATGGACCACGGAAGGCGGCATGGATGCCGTTTTCCACTCCGACTCCTGGGGATATGGGGATCATCATTCCCCAAGCTATTCCGGGGATGTTCCCGGACAAGTCATATCGAGCACCATACCTCTATGCAGCTCAACAGGTTGTTCATCCGGCGCAAATCGGGCCTGGTTTAGTCCAGCCAATCATCTTCCCGGTTCTTCCGGACAGGGCGGACGGTGCGAGGCGAACCGCGGCAACAGCCTATGATGTGCTAGTACCTGCCCGAACAGATCCTGGCCATGTTCAGCCGATTATTCAGCCGATTTTCCTGGATTATACTTGGTTGAATCGCCCCGCGGGGCCTGCGACATGGTTGGCCAATTATCAGGTCGTTGTGCGATCTCCGATGGACCACGGCGTCCAGAATGTCGTCCTAAATCAATATCCAGATAGGGCACCGGGACCACAATGGGCGGCGAATTCTGCCTATCAGATTACGGATAAATCTCCGCCAGATGCTGGGCTGACACCGATCGCAGGTTCGCTACCAGCGTTGCCAACTGGCCCCATGATCCGTTATCAGGGCTTACAAACAACTCCATCACCAAATGATGCAGGGTCGCCAGGGTTTTTGGCCCTAGTTCCGCACATCGCGCGCGCAGCACTTCGTCCGGGATGGGTGGCATTTTCCACGCCGTCTCCGCTAGCCGCACCAATAATACCGCAACGTCGAAGCCTACCTGACAGGGCAATCGGTCCTCAACGGGCGGCGCAGTATCCATTTTCGACTCCTCCTCCACGCGATCCAGGGAAACGACCAGTACCGACAAGTCTACCAGATCGGGCGCCTGGTCCAAGGTTCGTTCAGGGGTCGTTCACGGTCCAGAAGCCTCGAGATCCTGGCTCCAGACCTGTTCGAGGATTCATCACAGAGCGCGCCGATGGAGCTCGGAGAACCGCATCGGCTGCCTACCAGATCACGAATGCATCGCTCAAGGAAGGCGGCAAGCGACCAATTCAGGCGGCGACTCCTGACAGGGCGCCGGGGCCATTGGCACGATTGGCGCTCTATCAGATTCTTGTGCGGGCTCCGATTGACTTTGGCGTGTTGAAGGTGGCGCCGATCTTTGTTGACCCAAGGGCGAGCACAGAGATTTACGACACATCTGAGGTCAACAATCCGGTGCCTCCAACGCCACAAGATCCAGATGCAAGGTCAGCCACGATTGTAATGGGGCAGGGGTCAGAACCTCGAGATGCCACGGTGATTGAATAATGCCACTGGCTCAGATGCAACTACTGACGATCACTCAAGGGATGTATTTTTCCAGAGTGCTCCAGATCAACACGGTTGGGAATCCGCCAACACCTGCCACTGGCGTTTTTACGGCGTCCTACACGCTCTCTGCCTCGGTTTGGATTGGCCAGAATCAAACAGCCTTATTCGCTCCCACGGTCTCCTGGTGGACCAACGACAACACGCAGACGGGATACACTCAGGGCCAAGTGCTGTTCGTGTGCAATGGGACGAACACTGTGGCCCTTGACCCGGCTGGCGAGTATTACGCTACGGTTTATGCTACTGATCCGAGCGGAAATAAGATTGCGGTTGTGGAGGTCAGGGTCAAAATCCTGGCATCTCCTGGAACGACGTCTCCCACACCTCCCGATCTGATCACCTATGATTATGCTGAAGCGGCGTTTTCGGGGAATCATCTGACAGATTCTCAACGGGATTTCCTACCTTATGCCATTGCTGCGGCATCAAAGCGTTGGCGCCGATGGTGCGCAGATCGAGATTTCAATCAGCAGACTTACACCGATGTTTTCCCGGTTGCGTTAAACGGATATGTGAGGCTGCCTCAGATTCCGGTCAATCAAGTGATCCGAGTACAGGGACAACTCGATACTGCGATCACGATTAGCAACAACTCGAGCAGCGTCCAAACGTCTCAGGTCCTAGCAGCCTATACGGGTGATATCGAATCCGGTCAGTTCATTACCGGATTGACACTCAACTGGCAATCAAACGGGGTAGCGAACACTCAGACCATTCTCTACTCGGCTCTTTCCCCTCCAACAATCCAAAGTCTCGCCACGGCAATTAATGCTGTTGGTTCTGGTTGGTCGGCTTTAGCGAGCTCGCCTTATCAGAATTGGCCAGTGACGGAGCTCTACAACGTCATGATCGCGGTTGGGACTGGAGCGGACGTGACTGGAGACTCCATTCTCCAGGTGTTCAGTCTCGACATGGCTGAATCGAAATTCCATCCCGATGACGGGGCGAAGACTGGCATGCTCTGGGTTGGCCGAATGTCTCAGGGGATAGACATGCGGTGGGGTCCTGACCCGATTTTTTATGACCTTGGAGTCTATGGTTCACCAAATCTCTGCAAAATCACATATAACGCTGGATTCGCCACTATCCCATCCATCGTCCAGTTCGCTACAGCGGAACTCGTCCGGGTCATGATGCACGGCTTGAAGATCAATCCATATATCGGTGATTACAAGATCGGTGAAGTTAGTTTCAAGTTGGCGAGCGAATCGCTTAACGAGATTCCGAAAGCGATCATGGCAGAGATGAGTCAGTACCGACTGCACCATGCTTGATTTCGTCGATATCCCTGCTGACCTATTACCTAATAGGGTGGACATCTATCCCGCCGCGGTTGGCCAAGACATCGATGGCGCATACAAGCCTACATACTCGGCTCAACCTTCCTGGCAGAACCTTCCATGCAATGCGCAGCCGCGACAGGGTGAGGAAGTATTTGACGAGCAAAACCGCATATCGCGAGTGAAACATTACCACGTTTTTTTCAATGGCAACCCGAACGTCACACCTCGAGATAAGCTGGTCGTCACCGATCCAGATGGCACGACGCACATTCTCTATGTTGAGGCAGACCGCAACGAAGGCGGCTTTTCAGTCTATTACGTGATCAGGTGCATTGAGCGGCTGTGAAACCGACCGTGCAACTCTTCTGCGGTGACTGCCTGGAAATCCTCCCCACGCTAGACAAGACCTCGATTGATGCGGTGGTAACTGACCCGCACTACTTCGACATCGCGAAGCGGCGCATCGAGGCTGAGCAAGCTAAGACAGCTTTATTTGATTCCTGCAAGATCCAATGAATCCTGATCTCGTTGCGTCTCTGATCGCATTCATACGTCTGAATGCTGGGCTAGTGTCTGCCTTCGGCGATAGCGCGCAGAATCCTGCCTTCTGGAGCAATTACAACGCGCTTCAGGTATCGCCTGCTGATCCGATCATGCCTTACCTCGTGTTCGTTGAGCCAAGCGAAAGCAAGAGTTACGAAACGAAAGATGCTACGGGAAAGTATTCCAACGCTGCGGACGGAATTCTGGCCGTTGATATCTACGCGCCCACGGAACTTCTGGTGAGACAGCTCGGCGAACAGCTTTGCACAGTGGTCAACGACTGTGATGAGTCAGTTAATTGGACCACAACGGGCCTGTTCTTTTTCCGTCGTTTAAATCAAGCGATGCCGCCACTGCCCGCAACCGGCCCCGATTCCAGTCCTACTGTGTTTCGCCGTCAAATTCAATTTCGCTACATGTACGAGGAAACAGCCACCTAAGGAGGTGATCCAATGGCTGATGTAGATCGTTTATCAGGAAAAGCGTCCTACTGGACGTTCAATGGTGTGACGATCCCGATCACGAAATCTGATCTTACCTACAACCGGGATATGGGTAAGACTACGGATTCCAACGACTACAGCATTTCGCAAGACATGCTATGTCATACACAAATCCCTGTTGCCTATCAGGTGGAAGGGTCGATCGAGTTCCGTTATCGATTCTCCTCGACACCTGGTCTGATCCTGACTGCTGTCACGTCATTAACACAGATTCCGATGGTGATCGGTCTCAACAACTCGTTCGTTCAAGGTCATGGCGTTGTGGATCTGTTCAATCTCAAGATCAGCAGTCCAGTCGAAGACATCATTACTGGAACTGCGGATGTGAAGTCATGGGGAAACTGGGTTCCCAACGCATGAATAACCTTGCACTCCTCAACAACAAACCGACTCGCCTCCGGGTTGAGGTCAAGGATGACCACGGAAACCCGACCGGGGAGGTCCTGGAATACAACGTCCATCCCTTGGGGTATTCCGATTATGGGGATCTCCAGAAATGGATTAACGACCAATATCCTGATCCGTTCGACTCAGCTCGAGATGCCATCGGTCGGGCATTCAAAGCGGGTCATCCCTACAACGTGGAGCAAGAGAAGTTCTTGCTCAAAAACGCTGCTGAACTGGCACTCAAGCCGCGTCATCTCGTTGGCACGGAAGAGGTGGATGCCCTGGTCCAGTCCAAGGAGGGACAGCAAATCATCTTACTCACAGCTATCCGAAAGGGTGATCCGTCGTTTGATGAAGAGAAGGCGGCGCGACTTTGTAAGCATATGACGCACTTTGACGTCGCTAAAGCCATGCTCGCAACTCAATATGATCTCATGCGCAACGACCCAAAAGCGCAACCGCTCGGCGGGCACTCGATGACGAGTACCAATGGTTCCTCGGGGTCGCGCCGGACCCGTCGAGCGGCGAAGAAATCCCGAATTACTGGTTGATGTACCACAAGTTGATGAACTCCATGTCTCCCTGGACTCCTGAAGAAATCGGCAAACTAACTCCCATGCAGGTGGCGTGTATCGCTTGCAAGGAACCGCCAAAGCCGGGAATCGACGATCCTGATGACTACGTTGCCGAGATGAAACGGCGAGAGGAAGCGTGGCGTGCCTAGCGTGCTCGGATCGGCCGTTATGAGGCTTTCCGCGCCAACGTCCCAATTAAGCGCCAACATGAATCAGGCGCGCACGCTTGTGCTTGTTAACATGCAAGCGGCGGCACAGGGAGCGGCCAAAAGCAGCAATAATATCGCATTATCATTGGCTGCTGTGACAGCTGCGATGAATCTGGCGACGTTCGCAGCCGGCGCGCTTGGTGCGGCATTAGCTACGATTCCTGCAATGGTTCAATATGCGGCGAATACATTTGATGTCTTGGCAAGCATGGAGCTAACTTTTGGGACCCGCACGCGGGGATTAATAGACACAATTGAGGCGCAGGGCAGGGCGTTTGGCTACTCCAAACAAGAGCTCGCAGGATATGCCGATATTGTTGGGAGAGAGCTTCAGACACTTGGTGTTCCGCTCAAGGAAACGGCCCAGATAGCCAACGAGACGGTGAAGGCGATCAGTCAACTGGCGATGGCGCGAAACATCTCTCCCGAAACGGCATTCCGGCAAATCAAGTCTGGGGCGATGTTATTCAATCAGGATGAGATTCGCGGGTTTGCATGGGAAAATAAGTTACTGATAACACGAAATCAACATATAACAGCGGGCACGGAAGAACTAATCCGTTATCAGCTGGCTCTTGAAGACATCAATACGAGTACAGAAAACACGGTAGGCGCCGGGCGAAACTGGAATGATCAGCTGGATCTGACAACTAACGCATTCCGGGATATGTTCGATGTCGTTGGCCATGATCTGGAGCCAGCGTTCATGTCGATCCTGGACATTATCAGGTCCTGGATTCCACCTATCAAATCGGCCATGGAGTATTTTGCGATTGGTATCGGATATCTAACGGGGAATGGAGAAGAAACGCTGGCAAGAGTAGCGGGTGGATCAACGACAGATCCATTCGAGCAGGCCAAAAGAGATCAAGAGAACGATGAGCGAGCGGCGCGGCATCGCAGACGAACGCTGCTGGGGGAGGCATTAGGCGCGAGTGGAGGTGGAGGTCAAACTTATCAAGGTTCGTTTGCTGGATATCACGCAAAAATTCAGGAAGCTGCGTGGCAAGCTAACACCCTGCAACAGCTCGAACGGCAAACCGTCGCAGCCGAAAAACTCGTGAGCCTGTTCACGGTCGATAAAGTGCAAATGGGTCCCAAGCAATTCTTCAAGGGCTTTGTTCCTCCTTTCTAATGGGTAAGCCTGACGACACTAATTATCCGTGGTTGGGTGGTGATCCAACCTTTACCTATGACAAGAATTGGCAGCTCGAAATTGGTGGTGTGAAGTGCGCGATATATCAAGCTGATGGCGATGGCATTATTGAACGAAACGACGAGTCGGGAAGGACAGCGACAGTTAGATTTATCTGCAAGTGGAACGAGCGGCTTGATTTTCTTGCGGGCCTGCTGGGCACGGTCGATTACAGTAGCGGGGCCATCACTCGCCAGTCTCCATTCTCTTATCCTGTCACTGACGGAGATCAAGAGCTTACGTTCTGGTCCCGCCTTCATTGCACGTCTGTCAGTCAGATAACCGGCTTGCACTGGTGGACTGATACGACTGGGCAACTCATCGGTGACCCAGCAGTTCCCTATTGGGGCGCTTATGTTTTCGCCATCGTCACCGCGGAGTTCGCAACTCCGCTTTACTGGCTCGAACCCGACGATGACACGCCAGCGTTCGATGACCTGATGGCGCAACAGTATGTGATCTCGAGAATCAAAGCAGGCGGGGAAGTCTTTGCACCTCCTACTGGCTCATTTGTTTGGACGGCGGGGCCTGACCAAAACAATCCCTTGATCGATATTCATGCCGCGCATATGCGGACGAGGTTCGAGCTCTCTTGCACGCGAGTCAGAATGCCAATCGTACCTATGAACGCGATAGTGACAGCAATAGGGAGCGTAAATCAGAATCCCGTCACCATTGGTGGAAAAGCATTTCCCAAGGGATCTATCCTCTTTAATAACGTGGTGCCAGAGGCGAGGTCTGACCCAGTCGAGAGCGGGATTGTATGGGATGTGGAATACATCTTTCTCTGCAATGCGCCGGCGGGGAATGGCCAGAACCCTCAAGGAAGTCCGGACGATCCGCTTGACTGGAATGCGTTTCTGAACACCAAAGGAGACTGGTACACAATCGGCACGTCCGGCGCCATGGCCCCTCCATTTCGCTACGTTGATTGGGGGCCTGGCGGGGCCGACGATCTCTTTGGAGACAGCATCTCCTAATGCCAATCCATGGTAGGCGGCTCCCGGCGCATTCTCCATCTACAGTCATTGCCAAGCGAGGGAAAGAGCTTGGCACGATGCTCGATCGGCTTGCGCGGGTGTCGTCCCAGATGGGCATTCAGGTCGGCCCAATGGGAACGATGGTTGGGGCGACTGGAGTTGTTTTCAAGGCGGGCACAACACCTTCATCGGGAATTCCTGGCCGTGCAGGCGGCACAATAACGGGCGTCACAATTGCGGAGGCGGCATTTGTTTTGTCTGGTACAACGACAGCAACTACAACGGCTGTCTCGCCGGGAACATTTGTGGGGTTCAATCTTTCATCACAGCCTGTTTCTGGTTCAGCCATGACTCTCTACGCATTAATCTGGGGAATGTGGATTTGCATTTGGGAGGATTGCAGTTCCTAAAAAGAATCAACCTGGCTGTCCTTGCAATTGCGCGGGGGGCGCCCCATGTTACACGCCGTGCAGTCCATGCGCAATTCCGTCAACGAACTTAAGTCTGGTGGTGAACGGCGGAAGTGAAATAACCCTTATGTTTGATGGGATACACACGTGGGCTGGAGGTGGCTACATTCTGGCATGTTCATCTGGAACTACAACTCTCTCGGGCGGCGGATACGTTTGGGCAATTTCAGGATATGACTGCAATCCTTTTGGTGTCACGTTTACAGACCAATACAATGATACGGCAACTGTCACCGGTCCATCGTGGTGGCCTCCTCCTGGATCTAACGACTGTACATTGTGCTGTTTCACAATTGCGCCGGTTGATGGCACAATAACGCTAAACGGTGGTCCTGCGATACCGGGAGACCCGCGATGTGTCGCAGCAAATTTTCAATACTCTGGCGGCAGCGGAGCATTAGTCTATCAAGTAAACGCAGATGGATCGGAAAGCTGGATAGGTTGCACCATAGGGAACTGGAGTGTTCCGTTCTGTTGTTACGATATTAATTGTAATCCGGAGCCATGCGAATACCCGGCGCATACTGATGCTGTCAAGGCTACGTTACATAGAACTGCTTTTTGCAATCCATTAAGTCTGGCTATAGATGCATGCGAGTGGGGGGCGTTGCCAATATGCCCACCCAATTGCGGTGCGTGCAATCTTGCTGCCTATGGGTGTAATCCTCCTGCGCCAGTTGACGGGTATTCTGGTTGGCTTGGAGGATGTGATGTCTGGTCAATTACAAATGGTGGCAACGCATTTTTTTATCAAAACCCTGTAATAACAGGAAATACAATAACGTATGAAATTTGGGCCGGCCGGAACACTTGGCCTTATGCCAATACGTCGCCTCAGCAAGTGGGGGCAATGTCATTTCAGATAGAGACGCCCAAGCCCCAGGTCTGCTGCTCCCCCTGCCCGATACCGAAGAAGGATTTGACGCTGAGTTGGACGGGGTTTGACACCACAACATCTGGAAGCGCAACCTTAACCTATAGAT